CTATAGCCGCCGCATCGAAAGCCTTTGCGATGACTAAGGCATTTGTTGAAGCTGGACGATCTGCCGAAGACACATTAGGACAAGTAGCTAAGTGGTACGGTGCGGCTAGTGACGTACTGTTTGATGAGTCTAAGAAGAGCAACCCAAATCCTTTTAAAAAGATGGTGTTTGCTAAATCTGCCGAAGCTGAAGCACTAGAGGCTTTTGCTAGAAAGAAGAAGATAGAGGCTCAACGCAAAGAATTGCACAGCATCATAGGCATGGCTTATGGTAACCAAGGCTTACAAGAGTTACGGGACATTAAGAAACAGGTAATAAAACAAAGGCAAGACGCTGTTTACCGACAGCAAGAAATGAAAGAACAAATACTAGCAACACTAAGTATTTTATTTGGACTAGGCATCATAACAGTTTTAACAATATTTATCATGGGTGGTTTTAAATGACAAAAGCAGAGGACTTGTTGGCACGTTTAGAAGGCCATGAAAAAGAGTGCTTAGTTCGTTACGAAATGATACAGCGTCAGCTTGATGCAGCGGCTAAGGACATATCTGTTAACCGACAGGCTGTCTTTGCTCTGTACCCTTTTATTCTGGGTGCTATTGTTTTTGCTGAGTACATACGATGATACAGGCTTTAATTGGTCCTATAACGTCTCTTGTTGGTGGTTACTTTGAACGCAAGGCAGAAGAGAAGAAGGCTGTCCATGAGCGTAAGATGGTAGCTATTCAGCAGGACGCTAACTGGGAAAACATCCACGCTAACAACGCAGCTAACTCATGGAAAGACGAGTGGTTTACTATTTTGTTTTCTGTCCCATGTGTGCTTGCGTTCTTTCCAAGCATGGTGCCTGTAGTTATGTCTGGGTTTGCCGCTCTGGACGCTATGCCTGAGTGGTACAAAGGTTTTCTAGGAGCTGCTGTAGCGGCATCGTTTGGCCTACGTGGTCTGGCTAACTGGAAGAAGTAATTATGGCGTATTACGTTGGTACACGAGAGTTTCCTAGTGTCTACGAAGCAGTTAGATATTTAGCGGCTAATCCTCAACCGGGAGTTAGCGTTACGTCTGCGCCTGTAGGTACTAATAACGGCATGTTAACTGGCGGTACAGTAAAAGACGACAAAATGTATGCTGGTGGCACGCCTAATTTTGATGAGCGTACTGGCCAAGCAACGGGTAGCACTAAAGGCGGCCCAACCAAACAAGCGCCTACTGTTGCTGATGAACCTACGCCAGCTCCTGCTCCTGCACCAGCCCCTGCTCCAGAACCCGAATCAGAAATGACCTTTACATTTGTTAAAGGTAAAGAGCGTGGTGATGCGGCTCAAACTTACCTTTATGGACAAACGGGTGAAGTTCAGCAAGTAACCGTAGACGAACTACGTGACTATTTTGAAAGCGACGAAGTAAACAGACTGCCTGAAGTATTTGGCACGTTTGATAACTACCTTGCTTATATGACTGAACGTGAGCAAATGATTCAGTCAGGTGATTACGACACAGGCAACTGGTCAGAATATACGGGCTTGTCAGAAGAAGACGAACTTATTTTAGACCCTGACTTTGACGTATGGGTTCCAGAGTCTGATAGTGGTAACTACAGCGCTCAACTAGAATCTAAAAAACTATCTAGCCAACAAGCGGCTTACAATAACTGGATTAACTCTGACGCTAACCAAGCACTGCTAGAAAAATACGGTGTTGCTCCTGTTGTATACAGCAACTCTGGCGACAAGTTTGCATGGAACGGTTCCGCCTATGTAAAGACCCAAAACGAAGATCACGCTGGTTTTGCTGATTACGTAAAAATGGCAATGATTACTGCCGTTGGCATTATGTCGGGTGGTGCATTAGCTCCAGCCTTGTCAGGTGGTGCGGCGGCAGGAACAGCGGCTTCAATAGGTGGGCAAGTAGGCGCGTCTGTTTTAAGTAACGCTATTACGCAAGCTATTACTACTGGCTCTATTGACCCTGAACAACTACTTCAAACTGCGGCTACTGCTGGATTAGCTTCGGCAGTAAGTCAAATTATTGGCCCTGAAATTACAAAGGCTTTAAATGGAGTTGATCTTTCAAAAGTAACAGGCATTGAGGAAGTAGATAACGTTCTAAGTGCAATGGGTCAAACAGCTATTCGCCAAGCGGTATTTGATGGCAAGTTAGACATGGATCAGATTGTTTCGTCTGGTTTGTTTGCAGGAGCTAAAGAAATTGCTGGATTCTTGCTTGATGGAATTGTTGGTCAACAAGAAATATCTGAAGAACGGCAAAGAGAGTTAGAAGAGCGATACGCAGAATATGCCGCTATTGTTGATGAAGACACAATGGAAGAAGTTAACAGAGTCATGGGGAACACTGTTAACGAAGCTATAGCCGCACAGCAAAATGAAGCAATGGCTAATCAGCTTCAGGCTTTGTCAGGCAACCTTCAGTCTATTTATGAAGATGCTTATGCTCCAACAACAACTCCATATGATGAGGCAATAGCTGACTTTACAGGAAGCACAGTAGATGCTCCTGACTCTGAACTTGCAGACACTACGGCTGACTTGACTGCTGATACAACCACTGAAACTGAACCAATGCGTTCAATAATGTATGTTGACGACCAAGCTATTCCAGCAGATAGGGTTGCTGAAATTTTAGATGGGTCAACAGTAATTACAACACTAGACGGGTCAGGTGATTATGAATACGGCCCTATGGAGCTGGGTGACACCTACTTGGCTTATCACACCCAGCATGTAGACGAGTCAGGTATTGAGTACACATTGATTAGAGGCTCGAACGGACGCTTGTATGTTTCTGATGGAACAAACCTTGTTGAGTATCAAGGCGCTTCTGATTTAACGCATAACAACAGACAGATTAGCTGGCTAGATTCTCATTTAGTTTCTGGCGGTGGATTACCTACAGACACAAATAATGCAAGGTGGCTTAACGTTACTATTAACGGCGCTGGAACACCTGAAGATTCTATGACTAATAGAATTCTTGAGAACATGGAAGCTGGCTGGCAAGACGTAAATAATCCAACGCTTGAAAGCTCTATGGCGGCAGAAGCCCCAGACACACCAATTGATTTGGAAGTAGAAGTAGATCCATTTGAGTATGAGGTAGAGCCAGAGTTAACGCCTGAGCCACCACCTGAGCCAGAGCCTGTAGAACCCGTAGAGCCTGTAGATCAAGACCAAACATCAGGAGAGGCTGGTACTGCGTCACCTTCGCCTGATCCTACAGTACAACTTGACCCTAGTTTTGCACCAGCACCAACTCCGGCACCTCAGCCTGCGCCTCAACCGGCTCCTGCACCGACTCCTGCACCGGCTCCAGCTCCAGCGCCAGCGCCAGCTCCACCACCGCAAGAAGAAGCGCCCATTACTACTGGAATGTTTCAGGAGTATTTTCCTCCTGCACCAGCTCCTGCGCCTGCACCGGCTCCTGCACCGGCTCCGCCTCCAGCGGCATTTCCTGCGGCGGCCCCTGCGCCTGCACCAAGTGCATCAGCACCACCGCCTCCTGCGCCCGGCACAGCAACAGGCACAACGCCTGAAAGCTCAGCGCCAGCTACAACAGGTGTTGGAACAGGAAGTGGAGCAGGTGCGCCTGCTGGAGAAACGTATGAGCAAGGTAGTATGGTAGGCGATGCTCGTGCATTAATTGAGCAGGCATTGTTACGCGGTGCTACACCTGAATATCTACAAGAAAACTTTCCGCAGTACAGCGACATTATTACTGAGGTAAGTAGTCAGCTAGGCACGGTACCAACTCAACAACCGTCAGTAACCTCTGAAGATGTAGAAGGCATTGTTAGCCGAGCAATAGAAGCAATTCCAGAAGGCATGACACCTGAGCAAGTCAGTGGCGTTGTTAATGAAGCCATTGGAAATATTGAGTTTCCTGAAGGCATGACAGCTAGTGAAGTTAGCGGGATTGTTGACGAGGCTATTGCAAGCATTCAGTTCCCTGAAGGTTTAAGCACAGAAGACGTAAACAACATTGTTGAAAATGCAATTTTTGGTATTGACTTTCCAGAGTCGGCAACAATGGAAGACGTTAATCGAGCTATTGCTGGGGCTGGTTTTGCAACAGCAGGAGAAGTAGCAGCAGGCCAAGCGCAAGCAACTGAAGAACGTCGTAATTTACAACAAGCAATTATTAACGCTCAAGGTGACATTGAACAGTTAGACGCCAATACACGTCAGCAGTTTGAAGAGTTTGGTGGCACTGTTAACGAGTTGTTTTCTGATGTAAACGTTGATATTGAAGCATTACGGGCTGGTCAGATTAGCCAAGCAGAAGCACAGCAGGCTTTCCAACAAAGCACTGAAGAACGGTTTGGTGAGTTAGGCAGTCAAGTAGGCGATCTAGGCACTCAGATTGGTGGTTTAGCGTCAGACGTTAGTGGCCTTGGTCGTGGTCTTGAAGGTCTTGGCGAAGGCGTTGCAGGCTTAGGCGCTGGTCTAGGTATGGGCTTGTTAAGTTTAGGACAGCAACAACAGCAGTTAGCTGCTCAGTTGGCTAGACCAGATCCTATACCGTTTGACCCATTCTTAAAAGGTCTTAGTCCGTTTCAACCATTAACACCTATAGCGCTTACTCCACAAAAACAAACAAGTGCTTTGGATGAACTTAATCAATTTTTAGGTAGACAAAAGGGAATGCTCGTATGACATACCTTAACTTAGTTAACAACGTACTTCGTCGTCTTCGTGAAGAAGAAGTAGCGTCCGTACAAAGCAACACATATTCAAAGATGGTAGGTGATTTTGTTAACGACGCAAAGCGTATTGTAGAAGACGCATGGGACTGGTCAGCACTTAGGACTACCCTGACGATTACTACTACTGACGACATCTTCAATTACGTCCTTACTGGTAGTCAGAACAGAATCAAAGAGCTAAACGTTATAAACGATACGTCTAATATAATTATGGAGTACCGACCTGCTAAGTACTTTGATGAACAATATCTAGTAGAAGACCCAATCAAAGGCTCTCCTAAGTTCTTTACGTACAACGGCGTAGACAGTGACGGTGATACTCAGATTGATGTTTACCCAAAGCCTGACGGCGTGTACACACTTAGGTTTAACTGTGTGCTACGTGGTGATGACTTGTCTGCTGACGCTGACGACTTGTTAGTACCTGCTATGCCTGTAATGCACTTAGCTATTGCTTTCCTAGCTCGTGAACGTGGTGAGACAGGTGGTACGTCTGCTCCTGAGTACTTTAACATTGCTAACCAGTACTTGTCTGACGCTATTGCATTAGATGCTCAAAAGCACCCAGAAGAAGTAATCTTCTACGTACCGTGAGGTAGCTATGGCTCAACAATTACAAAGTATTAATCTTGTTGCACCAGCCTTCAAAGGAATCAATACAGAAGATTCTCCGCTGGCTCAAGACCCTTCGTTTGCTGACATTGCTGACAACGCAGTGATTGACAAGCGTGGTCGTATTGCGTCACGCAAAGGCTACAGTGTTATTACAACGGACAAGACTGAACTAGGCTCTGCAAAGATCAGAGCAATCAAAGAGTTTGAAGACAACGCTGGAAACACTACAGTATTTTCTGTAGGTAACAACAAGATACTTAGCGGTACTACTACGTTAGTTGACGAGACTCCCGGTGGAGTTAGCATTACTTCTGACAACTGGAAGATGGTTAACTTCAATGACAAGATTTACTTCTTTCAGCGTAGTAACGAACCATTAGTCTATGACGCCGTAGGAGGCTCTGTAGTGACTCTGAGCAGCGTTTCTGGTGCTGCTGGTGTTACCAGTGCTATGTACGGTAACGAGGTTCTAGCGGCTTATGGAAGGCTCTGGACAGCGGACATTAACAATGACAAGTCTACTGTATATTGGTCTGACTTGTTGATAGGCCATGACTGGTCTGGTGGTACTAGCGGTTCTATTAACCTAGCTAAGGTATGGCCTGACGGCTACGACGAGATTGTAGCGTTGGCTGCACACAACGGGTTGTTGATTATCTTTGGTAAGCACAGCATAGTTGTTTATCAAGGCGCTGAAGCACCAGCAACAATGTCACTTGCAGACACGGTAGCAGGAGTAGGTTGCGTCGACCGTGACACTGTACAGTACACAGGTACTGACGTGTTGTTCTTGTCACACACTGGGCTTAAAAGCTTTGGCAGAACAATACAAGAAAAGTCAATGCCTATTACAAGTTTGTCAAGCACTATTTCTAAAGACATAATTGGTTTGTTACAGAATGAAACTGAGTTTTACCGCTCAGTGTACAGCCCAGAAGAAGGTTTTTACCTGTTGACATTTACAGCTCAGGACACAACCTTTTGCTTTGACGTTAGAGGCACACTAGAGAATGGTGCTTACCGTGTTACGCGTTGGCCCGGTACAGGCTTTACGTCTTACGGTAGACAGAACGACGGTACGCTTTTAATTGGCAATGGTGACGGCATAGGTGAGTACTCAGGCTTTAGAGACAACGGTGAGAAGTACCGTTTTAAGTACTACAGCCCCGGCTTGACCTTTGGTGATCCATCAAGACTTAAGATACTTAAAAAGCTACGACCTACAATTGTTGGTGCTAACAGTGCCATTATGTTTCTTAAGTGGGCGTATGACTTTGGTACGTTCTTCCAAACTTCAGAGTTTACTGTTGGTAATCAGGTAACAGGTTACTACAACGAAGACGAGTACAACGAGACAGCAGAGTTTACAGGTGGTGATCTTACGTCACGCCGTGGCATAAACACTACCGGAGGCGGTGGAGTTATAACAATTGGGTTGGAAGCAGACATAGACGGTTCAGGTTTGTCTCTCCAAGAGATTAACGTATTAGCACTAATGGGTAAAGTACTATGAGTAACTATACAAAAACTACTGACTTTGCCGCTAAAGACAGTCTACCTTCTGGGGACAGCGGTAAAATCATTAAAGGCGCTGAATTTGAAACAGAGTTTGACGCTATATCTACAGCTATCGCTACCAAGGCAGACCTTGCTTCACCAACCTTTACAGGCACAGTGAC